AATCTAGTGGTTGTGAATTATAATTTGGAATAGATGGAGATGCAATTAAATAATCGCTACCATTTTTATATACATTACTAACATCAGTTGCATAAGATGAAATATTATTAAAAATGTTGGATACACCTTTTTGAATAATTCTTTTAATTTTATAAGTTGAATTTAAATTTAAAGGTCCTTGACCTCTGACAGTAAAGGATTTGTTAGAAGTTATATTGATTATATTGGTTTCCTTTTTATCACTCACACTTGTAATAATATTGGCAGAATCTCCAGACTTGAAACTATGCTCAACATTCAAAGTTATTTTATAAGTATTATCTGAGGAATCCAATAATTCCAATTTACTTACTTTATATAAAGGTGCTACATTATAAAACCACTTATTTGTTTTAAAGTTGTTCTCAGAGCATCCAAGAGTTGAAATATTAACAATTCCACCCTTTATTAAATTATTGGTATTTTCTACCAATTCAAAATCACTTAGAACAGAGTTAACTCTGACCTTAATAATTTCTTCCTGATCTAAATTAGATCTACCATATGCAAAAGTATTAACTCCTACAGTGGATGCATCAGATACATTTCCTGTTACGTTTGTGATTCCAAAAAATTGAGTTAGAGATTTTGATGTATACGACACTACTCCTGTGGTGGTATCATCGTAACTGACATATAATTCTCCTGTAGATCCAAATCCAACAGTAGAATCTACATCAATTGATAAAGAATTGGTAGATATACCTCCAATAACTCTAGTAGATGGTTCTACTGCAAATTTACCATATAAAGTTCCATTAACATTAATATCTCTATTATATCCACCATCAAAACTAATTTTATAAAAAGTTTGTCCATATCCAACTGATATTCTTTCGACATCAGTTATTGGAGCATATGCTTTTTCTATTGCACTATTAAACTTATATTCATCTTGATATAATGTTGCATTTTCTAAATTTACAGGATCTCCTTCTATTGCCTCTACAACTAAACTATTGACAATTCTATATTGAGCATCAGAAGGTGCAATTAGAAAATCTCTAGGTTTGATTATTTGTACATTTTCATTATATAATGCTTTAAATAAAATTTCAAACGATATATCTGTGCCCTTACTTAGATAAAAATCTTTTGACTGTTTTATAAAAAGATTTTGATTTAATTCTGGAGTTAGTGATCTTTCTTCAAATCCAGGTACTAATTGATGTTTTGTTTTTAATAAAAACTCTTTTAAAAATAAACAACTTAAGTTTTTAATAATAGACTGATCTTTATGATCGTCAGATTCCGTTTCTTTAAATACTACTTCTTCTTTATTCAGTTCACTTCTATATGAAGTGATTCCGACAAATCCTCTAATACATCCAGTAAAAGAAAACTCAGTTTTTCCAGTATATGTAATTACTTCATCATCTATCTGCAAAAGACCATAAGAATCTGGAAACCCATTGGTTCCAGTTGGTGATGAGACATCAACATTTATAGTTTCCGCATCAAACTCAATATTACCATTCAATACTACAGATTCATTTAAATTTGTAGTTTCATCTAATTTAATATACTTATCAATATTTTGAATCAGATCAATTGGTCCACCTTGATACTCTTGTCCAAGATAATACTGTTCTAAAAATTTAGATATAAGAGGATAATCTTCCTGTACATAAGTGGGAAGTTGGTTAGATACGATAGTATTAAACTGAACTCTAGTTTCTGACATGTTATGATTTTATCTTCTTAGTATGAGATTGAACCCGATGAGGATGATCCAGATGTGGATGTGGATGTTTGTGTTGATGTAGTTGCCTGTTGAGTGGTTACATTGGGAGTAGAAGCAGAAGAACCTCCAACTCCATTTCCAGTTACAATATTTGTATCCGGACCTCCAGAACGAACTAAATTGCCGTTTGAGTAACTGGAAGATACAATATAACTTGATGCAGATGGATCTAATCCAGATGCTATATCATCAACAACAGTTTCAAAATTACTGCTACTTATATCTAGTTGCAAATAAAGATCCTGTAATCCAACAACATCATTTGAAGTTGGAGTTGCTTCAATTTCAATGACTGATTGACCATCTTTAGTCTTTCCAGCCAAAACATTTACTGGATTTAAAGTAATAGTTCCACTTACATAATTAATTGTCCCAACATTACGTCTTACAATAGTTGGTGATTGTGACCCTACTGATGGTAATGTAAACAAGAACAAAGATCCTGTTACTCTATTTGTATTAGGTATATCTGATAGATATACATTTGATTGAACTCCAGCAATTTTAAATGCCGAAGTCTTAATATTATACCCACTCATATTTCTAATATGAAAGGAATTTCCAAAAGAAATTTGATATTCTGCGAAAGTGTCTAAAACAACTCCTAGATCTCTTCTCACTGCTACAGTTGTGATGTTTGAAGTCACTGATTCATGACTATCATCGACCATTTTTAAGAATTTGCTATACTTAAATCTTGCGCCGTATTTGTTTAACTCAGTTGACTCAGAATATTTTGTTGTATTGTTCTGAACAACAGTAGAAACATATGCAGGCGATGGTGCAAGATTTGTATTATAGTAAATTTTTGTATTTACTTCTAAGTACAAATATTTTAAATCTAAAATTTCTGGTACAATACCTGCAACAGAATACTTTTTCAATTTTGTTTTAATATTCTCTTTTATCAAATTTGGAATAAAATCTCCAAATCTTGGTTTAATACTAATGAATACCTTACCATATTGTGGTGGAACTAATTCTTCTCCACCAAAAACAGAGATTGATTCAGTTTCTGGATAAATTCTTGCTGGAATGATTGTTTCATAATCATTTGCAGTTAATGCTCTATTTTGAGATGCGTAAATTCTTGGAGCAAACTTTTTAATTGATTCTACACCTTCAATAGATTCTCCACCAGATGAAGATATTCCAGTCGATAATTGGGAAATTCCATTTGTTACAGTATATTCTTGAGAATTTCTTACATAAACCAATCTACCAGCAAAAACAAAAGAACTTACTCCATTTGCAGCATCACCATTAGATGTAATATAATCTACGGCAATAAAATTATTATCCTCAAGTTTGTTTCCAAAAATACCATCACCAAAAATAACTTGATATCTCTCATCATCAACTTCTTGTAGATAGTACACTTTTGAATTTGAATCAATATCAAAAAGACTATCTTGACGACTATATTTTACACTTCTAGATGATTGTTGATTTGGATTTACTGAAATATTAATTAAATCAGTGTCAACCCCAATATTAGGAAGAATAAATTTTTGATTAGGATTTCTTGCGCTATATGTAAAATTTGATGTTAATAAATTACCTTCGTAAATTGATATATTAGAAAAATTTGCTTCTCCATTAGATACAGGAACTGTTATATCTTCTAAAATTGAGTATACAAAGGATTGATTGCCAAAACTTCCAGAAGACGTTGCTACAGGACCCTTCTTGAGAGTTATAGTTGAGGGTGTAGGTGTTATGTTTGATGTATCAATAAAGAAACTGATAGTTGCCGCAGCAGCCTTTCTTGATTTGGGAAGATAACCAATATTTCTTGCTAAAGATACGACATTCTCTCTTAATGTCGCACTATCAATAAACACTTCATTTGCGACCATGTTCGCATTATATGAAGTGATGTAAGTGTTATATGCCAGAACATCAAGAATGGTCGAAAGATTGGACCCCTCAAAGTCATAGTCAGTAAAATTAGAGTTTTCCTTTAGATATTCTCTAAGTGTTGTTTTAACCTGACCAAAGTCTAGGTTCGCGTAGTTAGCTAATGGCATTTTTACCTAGTTTGTTGCAAAACAAATTGTAAATCTTGTGGTGGAACATCTGCTCCAATTATATTATATACAATTCTCACGTTAAATTCATTATTATCAAAATTAGGTTCTGCTTTTACATCTAACAAATCAACCCTTGGTTCGAAATTTGTAATAGACTGCCTAATTTCATCTATAATCAATGATGCAGAAATATCATCGACATTATCAAATAAAGCGTTACTAATTCTGGATCCAAAAGTTTCATTGAAAAATTTTTCACCAGGAGTAGTAAATACTATATTTCTTAATGAGCGAGCAATTGCTTGTTCATTTTTAAGCGCAATAAGATCATCAGTCAGAGGATGTCTCTGAAAAGTCATACTAATATCTTTAAATCCTTGACTTATCCTCTCTAAAGGCACAAAAATATTGCGATTATAACTTATTTATTAGAGTATCAGATCAAAACTCATTGAGTGTCATCGGTTCAGTCTGAGAAACTACCTCATCAACTATAAAAAGGTCAGTTTCTTCAATAGAATCACGTTTTTTGGGTGTTTGATTGTCATTTGCAATTTCACGAAGCATTTTTTGATGCTGATTATTAGCTAAATTGTCTAAAAAGTCTGTCATTTTTAAAAATTAGGGGTTTCTTTTTCTGTATCACTATTTAATTCACTAGATTCTCGCTCTTTTGCTGTTTTCCAAAAATATTCGTCTTCACGACCCATTCCAAGTCTCTCAAAACCATTTTCAACTTGGTAATATTCGGTCGAAACCTTAAAATCAGGCATTTTTGGTTCAACAGGTGTTAAACTATTATCAAAAATACGCATTCTGTTATTTGGATACAGTGCATATTGTCCATTATCTAATTCGATTAGATTATGTGACTTATGTTCAGCTGGATTTTCACTTGTTGCATAATCAATCACATCAGGATCTTGATGATAGTTATCTAATGTACAAACATATGTACCTTTCTGTGTACCAAAGTCTCTTGTATACAATTCATAGTCCATACTACCAATAAATTGCTTACATATTGCAACAACACCATAATCCATACAGTTCCAGAACTGTAGGTTAGGAAGGTTCATATCGGGGTCTGGGACCTCCGGAGACGAGAGGAACGCACTAATAGGTAGTTTATCATACATTGCGGCATATTCGGGTAAATACGTCTCAAAATAAAAAGCGCGCCCAGGCATCGATTTACACGATACCCAAACGCCTTTAACAAATTCACCATGACCACTTTGATGGTCAGTTAGATATTCTTTACGTACCCATACTTCCACTGCAGGAAGATTACATATAAGTGCAGCCATGATGTATTCATATAACTACACTATTTACCTTGTCCGCGATAACGCTTCTTTGCCCCATTACGAGACGACGCGGCGTACTTAGTGTGCTTACCATACCCTTGACGAGTTTTTTTCGGACGAGCTTCAACAAACTCTCCACCTGATAATGATTTACTTCTTGCTGCCATAATAATCTCCTAATCAAATAACACGAGTTTTTTCATGACCCACACGAATACGAGGATCACACCAGATCTCATATCCCATCTCTTTAGCATCTAAACAGAATGAGACATCCTCACCACACATGTCCTGAACACTCCCACTCTCAAAGACTTGCATCTTAGGTGCAAACCAGGGGTATTCCATTTCTTCAAAGACTCCCTTCTTAATTAAGACCCATCCAAATCCTGTATAATCAACAGTAAATGGTTTGCGACGTTTTGAGATTGATTCGACAGTTTCGTGATTCATCACTCCACCATTCTTACGGAAATCATCTTCTTCTAACCAATGTGCGACTGATGTTGTGACACCATCTTCTGTAGCATACCACCCTCCGGTAATACCGCGCTCTTCTCCTTCTGCTGGAACACTTAAGTCACACAACTGCCAGAACTTGTTTGTATCAAATACAATATCACTATCAATCCATAACTGATAATCATACTCTAACTTTCCATCCCATGGAATTTGCTTAGGTCCTCGTAATACATTCGCACCTAAACATTTGCATCGTGCAAAGTTTACCATGGAACTATAATCTTGACTGATCTGAATACTCATTCCATTCTGTACCATATCAAAGCACAGTTGTACAAAGTTCTTCAGAAATGTAAATGAACATCCACGACCAGGTAGACAAAAAACAATCGTCTTGCCTTTCATCCTTTCCTTAATAGCCGCAATGTCCCACTCTTCTGTTGTCTTTGGTTTGGGGGCAGTTGCC